ACTTTCTGACACCAACACATATTACGCCGAGTGCATCGCAGAGCGTGAAGATTTGAAGCAAGAAACCGCTGAATTGAAACGCGCGGTAAAGACGGCTGTGTTTGCTGACAGCGCGGAATTGAAGGACTGCAAGGCTGAGAACGCCAAACTACAACATGTGCTTAAACTTGCCCTAGAATATTGGGCGCACCGCCAGCAACGATACAAGAACAGACATCCTGCTTGGGTGATTGTTGCTCGCGCGATGATGGAGGATGCGGAATGAAAGACATTGTTTATCGACTACAAGAAATGGCTTTACGTCTTTGTGGCGCGACTATGGAAGCTGCCCACACGCATCGGCTTGAATGGGAAGCCGCCAACACTATCGAAGCCCTGCGGGCTGAGAACGCGCGGCTGATTGAAGAAAGATACGTCGAAGGCTGGAATGACGCCATCGCTAATTCAGAGGCGGTGACGGACTTGCGGGCTGAGAACGCGCGGCTTCGGGACTTGCTGGATAACGCCTTGGGCTGGCTTGACGACAAAGAACACGACGAGCCGCTTTTGTCGGTGGACAGCATACGCGCCGCCCGCCACAGCTATGGAGAGACGAAATGATCTATGTGCCTGACTACTGGCCTTTTTTCAATACAAGCGAACTGCGCCGGTTTGACTATGTTGACCCAACCGGATCTATGCCGCCGATCACGTCAGTGTTCGCGTATGACAAGGGCACCGATTCAATGATCTACATCGACTATGACGCGCACCTGACGTGGAAAGACACATGGTATTACCAGAACCGTCCGGGCTTCGGCGTCGCAGAATGGCGTGACGACTATCCCGGCAAGAAGGTCGTAATGAACCCGCCGATTGGCTGGGGCGAATACGTCGAGATCGGCGGCAGCTACGTCAACAAGCCGAAAATGTCGCCGTTCCAATCGTGGCCGCCAGCAATGGCAAGCGGCATTCAGATCGTCGCATATGAACAACTGTTGCTCGATTATGGATATTGGTTGCCGGATGACGGCAGCCTTGTCGCCAAGGGCCGCAACTACAAGGACGTTCTCGTATTCACTTATCTTCAGTCATGGTCTGGCAAACCGGGCGGCGGCGCGCGCTACTGGATGGCTAAAGGTGTCGGCCCTGTCAGTGTGCAATGGCTGGCGCAGGATCCGACCGATCCTTACGGCAAACCGCTGATCCAAACGGCGCGCATGAACGCGACGGTCACAAGCGTCGGAGGGCTAACATCGTGACGTATGCTGAAATGATAACGGACTCGACGCTGCACCTATTCTTTTTTGGGTTCGGTCTGGTCGCTGGCATGTTCGTGTTCTGGCTTGAGACACGTCAATGATGTGGGTGGATTTTGAAACGCGATCTGAGTGCGACTTGAAGACGGCGGGCGTATATAATTACGCCCGTCATCCTTCGACGCAAGTGCTGTGCATGTCCTACGCTTATGATGACGGCCTTGTGCAGACATGGCGTCCCGGCGAGCCTATGCCGTCGATCAAGAGCCAGATTCGTGCGCATAACGCGGCGTTTGAGCGACTGATCTTTTGGCATGTTCTCAAGATGAACATACCATTAGAGCAATTTTACTGCACCGCTGCGCAGGCGCGCGCGAACTGTGCGCCAGGGAGCCTAGAAGATGTCGGACGATTCGCCGGAACTAACATACGCAAAGACCATCGTGGCGCTGCTCTTGTTCGTGCTTGCTGCATTCCTCCATTCCGTGATGACCTTATTCCAGAACTGATCGAATATTGCGAGCAAGACGTGCGAACGATGCGCGCCGCCAGCAAAGCCATGCGGGGACTGACCGCCGAAGAATTAGAGGACTATCATGTTAACGAGCGCATTAATGATCGTGGCGTTCTTGTCGATCAGTCTCTATGCCGCGCGGCGGTCAAGTATGCGGCTGACGAAGTTCGAGAGATCGAGGCTACGGTTAAAGAAGTCACTAACGGTGAGATCCAGACTGTTAGAAGTCCTAGAATGCGATTGTGGGTGCAAGAGCGGGTGGGGCCGACAGCGCGGAAGCTCATGGAGCGGGACGACAAGTTCTCCATTGACAAAACCGTCCGCGCAAACCTTCTGGCCATAGACGATCCTGAAGAGGTGCCTCCCGATGTCAGAGAAGTCATACAATGCGCGGACGATCTTTGGGCGTCTTCTGTTGCTAAATTTGATCGCCTTGCTAATCTTGCTTGCGACGATGGCCGTGTTCGCGGTGCGTTCGTTTTCGCCGGAGGATCAGCCACAGGGCGTGCTTCCTCGTATGGTGCGCAAGTCCACAACTTCACACGTAAATGCGCCGATGACCCGGAGTCCGTGCGACATTCAATGGTTCGCGGCCATGCCATCGTGCCTCGTTACGGACGACGTGTCACAGACGTTCTGCGGGGTATGCTACGGCCCTCCCTAATACCGGAGAAAGGTAAACAGTTCGTCGTCGCTGACTGGGCGGCCATCGAAGGCCGCGTTAATCCGTGGCTGTCTGGCCGTGGTGAGGATAAGTTACAGCAATTCCGCGACGGGCTTGAGGCGTATATCGTAAATGCAGCGGCCACGTTTAAGGTGCCGTATGACGCAGTAACAAAAGATCAGCGTCAGGTCGGCAAGGTGCAAGAGCTGGCCTGCGGCTTCGGCGGCGGCGTCGGAGCGTTCGCGGCGATGGGTCGCGTCTATGGCGTAAACCTACCAGAAAGACAAGCACGGACTATGGTGGACGGCTGGCGTCGCGCGAACCCGTGGGCGCTGCCGTTCTGGTGCGATCTTGAAATAGCTTACACGCGTGCAATGCGGAATAAGAATAAAGTCTTTGAGGCTGGTAGGGTAAAATATCTGTTCGACGGGCAGCACCTTTGGTATGCTCTGCCTTCTGGCCGCGTGCTTTGCTATCCCAACGCCAAGTTTGATGAAGATGGTTCGATCTCCTATTCGAAGGCGTCTTGGAAGCCTGCGGCAGATGCTAAAGAGTGGCCTAGGGGTAGACTTTGGCGCGGGTTGGCCTGTGAGAACGTCACACAAGCGACCGCCCATGATCTTTTACGTGAGGCTCTGCGCCGTGTTGATGACGTTGTGCTGCATGTTCACGATGAAATTGTTTTGGAGTCTGATCGGCCCGAAGAAGCCAAGGCGACGCTAGCACAGATAATGACCACGCCGCCCGCATGGGCCGAAGGTCTGCCATTAGAAGTAGAAGCAAAAATCATGGGAAGGTATGGCAAATGATTTTAGAATATTTTTGCGGCCTTGCGCCGGCAGGCGAGACGGCGCTGATCGTTAAACAAAAGCCGACCGGCGGCCATCACCTCGACGGTAGCCCTAAATACACGTGGCCGGCTTACATGCCGACGCACAGGCGCAAGGAAGGCGAAAGCTGGTTTCTGAATACAGGGTCATTCATCCTTGACCGTATGACGAGCAAGCCGTCCGCCAGCGTGGCCAACTGCACGCATGTTCTGTTTATGATGCTGGACGACATTGGCACAAAGTCGAAAGAACCGCCGTTGAAGCCGACCGCTATCGTCGAGACGAGCCCCGGCAATTATCAATGGTGGTATGCCTACAGCGAGCAGCCGACCGTCGAAGAACACTGTGCGGCGCTGACAGCTATCGCAGCCGCCGGTTACACTGACCCCGGCGCGACTAACGCCGTGCGCAACTGTCGTCTTCCGGGTTCCGTAAACGTCAAGCCGGGACGCGGTGCGTTTGTTTGCCGCGAAGTAGAGTTTAACAAAGGCGTCGAATATACGCTTGATCAAATCTGCGCTGCGCTTGAGGTGACGCCAGCCGAAGTCGGTAATGCGCAGCGTATTACGTTCCGCGTAAAAGACACGGGCAATGATAACGTGTTTGCGTGGTTGAACGAGAATAGTCTTGTTACGTCAAACGTAAATCAAGAGGGCTGGTGCGGCGTCGTCTGCCCGAATCACGAAGGTCACACCGATGGACAGATCGAAGCGCGCTATTGCCCAATGGATCGGTCGTTCTGTTGCTATCACGCTCATTGCGAGCATTTGGATAGCCGTTTCTTTTGCGATTGGGTCGCGGAGCAGGGCGGCCCTCGCACCATCCCCGGCCTGCGTGGCGACCTCATTGCCGATTATACCAATACGCTCAAGACACTGAAGCCGACTGAAGAGTTCCCCGACGAAGGCGCTGCGCGTGTGGCGGAGGTGGAGCGTAAGCAGGCAGGACGCGAAGATCGGGCCGGCTGGCACGAGCGCTTCGCCTACATCATAGACGACGACGCTTATTTCGATCACGAGACAGGCCAAGAGATCAGCCGTCGCGCGTTTAACGCGATTTTCCGGCACGTCGAGTGCAGATCCACGGGCGAGAAGCCGCGCCGGCTTGAGGCGTCGGTCTGGTATGACGAGCAACGCGAGAGTCAGGGCGGTTACGTTCTTAAAGGCATGACCTACGCCGCCGGCGATGAATGGAAGGTTTCACGCGATGGCCTTGTCTATGGCAACGTGTGGCGCGACGCCAGGCCGAAGGTTACGGGCGGCGGCGACCCGCAGCTCTGGATCGACCATTGCCGCCGGCTTGTGCCGGATGAACGTGAGCTTGAGCATATATGGAACGTGATGGCCGTTAAGGCGCAGCAGCCGCGAACGAAGATCAATCACGCGATCCTGCATGGCGGCAACGGCGGTATTGGCAAGGACACGATGTGGTATCCGTTGCTCTGGGCCGTTGGCGGCGAACACATGAACAATGTGAAGGTAATCGACAGCAACAAAATCAGCAGCGATTTCGGCTACCATTACCAGACTGAGATCATGGTGCTGAACGAGCTGAAAGAACCGGAAGCCAAAGAGCGCCGGGCGCTGGCGAACAAGCTCAAGCCGATCATCGCGGCCCCGCCGGAAATGCTGACAGTCAACCGCAAGAGCCTGCATCCGTTTGAAATGCCGAACCGCATTTTCATGCTGGCGTTTACAAACGAGTCCATGCCGATCACGTTGGACAGCGACGACCGCCGTTGGTTCTGCGTGTGGTCTGACAGCGCCAAGATGACGCCGGAAGAAACAGACCGGATCTGGGGCTGGTATAAGAACGAAGGCGGGTTCGAGGCGGTTACCTGGTGGCTGCGCTCGCGTGACGTGTCGAAGTTTAATCCGAAGGCGATTCCGTTCTCAACAGAATATAAGCAGAGGCTTGTCTATACAGGCATGAGCAGCGCGGAGAGCTTTATTCATCACATGATTGAGAAGCAGGAAGCGCCCTTCAACACCGATATTATCTGCGGGCCTTGGCATCAGACGCTCAAGATCCTGTCGGAAGCCGCGCCGGACAATCTGCGTATGCGGCTGGTGCAGCCGGCGCTCCTCCACGCCATGAAAGAAGCCGGGTGGGTTGACAAGGGGCTCTGCATGTCCCCGAAATACACCTCGAAGCGGCACATTTTCGTGCGCGGGGAGCTGGCGCACTTGACCAAAGCCAAGCTGCGCGAGATGGTCGAACCGGAGGCGAAAGATAATGTCGTCGCACTTAAAGGTTGACGCCTACCCGGTGTTTGTAAACGTGTTGGCTAATTTGACCGAAAGCCTAGAAAATTATCTGGACTGGGCGGCGACTCCGGGGGATGATGAGTGTCCGCCGGAGATCGTCGAACGGCTCTGTCACGCCCACGAGGTCGCCCGCGAGTTGTTGGAGGGCGTTGGCTATGGTCAGGGTTATAATTGATCTGGCGATCTGTGCCGGTGCATGGCTGCTAGAATACGGACTCTTCGGTTTTCATCCTGCACCTCGTCTAGCGCCCATTCGAGTGCGTTGCGTAGACGGGTGCTCTCGTCGACAGCCGCCGCAATAGTCCATTGAGCCCGTTGTCGGGCCTCGTTGTATCCTTTAAGGTAGGACTCGGATACTTCCTGCTGTAGCGCCTTCAAGCGCCGTTCGAACTCGGATTCGGTCATGGCTAGTAAACCTGGGAATAAGCTAACGCCCAAAGCGCTAGAGCAGAACGTCTTAGCACGTTTAGCGGGCGGTGTGGACTATGGCCCCGAAATGCAGAGATTGCAAAATCTGACGGATTACCCGTATGCGCCGGGGCCTATGGAAGAGGACACGGACTTCAGGCCGCATATCGCCGGACTTATGGCCAAGATGGGCCGTCCTATGCCAGCGCCGGCGGGGTCAAATAATTATTATACGCAGCCGCAATATGAGCAAGCCATGCAGCAGGCGTATCCGGTCGATCCTATTCGCCAGATGCTAGATCAACAGGTTCGTATGCGCCAGATGCAGGCGATGCGGCCTATTCCTGGCTCCGCGCCTATCTTATCGCCGCGCGGTTTTAGCCCCGATATGCCCACCAGTAATAATTCTATTCGCGATCTGATCTATCAGTATATGTTCGGCAGATAAAAAAAGACCCCGGCAAGGGACGCCAGGGCCAGTCACCATAGGGAGGAAACGACACAAGCCTGTGTCAAATCCTTTCTAGCACGTTCCTAGGCCCATAAACAAGAGATCAAATCGCCTGACGATCTCTTGCTCGGTCATTACGGGATGCTCTTGCGCTTTGGGGTCTAGGCGCTTGTATAACTGCCATAGAGAGCGGTTCACCTGATAGCAGGGTAGGTCTACCGGGCAGTCGGGGACAATGGCCCCATAGGCTTCTATCTGTTCTTCGAAGGTCATCATTTGATTCCTAGAAACAGTTCAATTATCACGGCTAGTAACATTGCCATCGCTTCACCGATTTTCATAGCGTTTGATTCCAGACATGATGGTGCTGTGGTTGCGCCCGCCCATGACATGACCGATCAGGGCGTAGGACGCGCCGGTTTCTTGCCGCGCACGCCACATGACCTCGAATCTGGCCCATACGATTCCGGCGCGCCTGTGATGGCCCAACAGGTATTCGGTGGAGATGTTATGTTGAGCCGCCATCTCCTGAATTATTAGATTGATCGTCTCGGCTTGGCTTTGCTGTTCTGGCGTTAAAATCATTGTGACCTCTGAGCATGAATGTGAGCGTTTTGGCCGCCGTCTCTAGCGCCCGGTCGTCGGCATAGGCCGCGTTTATTTTTAGGATCATGGAGCCGTCGCGCCTGTGCAGCGTTAGCCCTTGACCTTTGCGCCAGCGCGCGTATGCGCCGCCTGGCTGTGTGTCGAGTTCAAGTTTGAGCATGACCGCGCTTCTCCATCTCGTTCTGAATGATCTTTACGCGGTAGTCGTCCTGTTCGGTTTCTAACAGGATGTTAAGCGCCTCATCGGACAGCCAATGTAAGAGCTGGCTAAATTCAAAATAATCTTTCATGCGTGACATTAGAGCCCCCCTAGTAGATATGTTACGAATAGGGCGAGCGCCGGTATTGCCAGCGCTGCGCCGATGGCGAATGCAAGTAGGTCAGCTTTGTTCATAATCTTCCTTGCAAGCGGCATACACGTCGCGGCTGGCGCATAGGATGGCTTCGACCTGCGCAAAGAGCGGGTCGGTCTGCTCTATGCAGCGGTCAGGCTCTTTGGCTTTGTCGGCGCTTATCGTCAGATGCTCCAGCTCTATGTCATACGGGCCGCCGTCGTCGCCGGTGTCACGGTCGCGCCCTTCCCATTTGTAGGAGATGGTCGCGACCCCATAGGCATAGACCGCTAGACCCGGCCACGGTTGAAACTCGTCTAGCTCATAGGTGAAATGCGCCATTTCAATAGCTCCACTGTTCTGTCCAGTATTGTTCCGCCGCGTTGTCATGCGCGTCTTTCAGGGTCATGTACGCGACCTCTAGCAGCGGGTCGCGCTTGACCGTGGCAAGGTGCGCCAGCAGCGCCTCTAAATGGTCAATCTCTATTTCAATCTCGATCATAGCGTTGCCCTCAAAAATTGGCGTGCGATTTGTTCGACGTTATCCAACGACGCGATTGACGCCGCCAGTGACATGGACAGGCCAAAGCGCGCCAAGAACGACGCCAGCTCGTCCTGCGGAACTTTGGATAAGATTTCTTGCGCTTGCGCCAGCTTGACGCGCGAGACGCGCTTGCGCGGGACAGCGGTTACAGTCTCCACTGGATCCTGTACGGGCGCCTGTTTTGGCCACGTATAATGCGGGCGCTTTTCGATTGTTTCATCTTCCCTCCAACTTTTTGGCGGGATGACCATATTGCGCAACTCACTTGTCGCCTCCGCCAGTATGATCGGGCGCAACTTCTCATTATACATCGCCAGCTTGGTCCGCCGACGTTTCGTCTCTTTGTCGATATAGCTGCGCTGCGTTCCCGCGCGCGCGACGACCTTGCCGCCCTCCATCATATACGCCACGCCATGCCCGGCGCAGCGCACGCCCGGATTGCGCCATTGGGCGTCCATCCATTCTTTCAGCATTGTCTTGTCCCCTATGTGGATACGTTACATAAAAGGCCACGCCATCGCTGGCGTGACCCTAAGTTTAAGCGGCTTCTTCTTCGCCATAATGACTGGCAATCTCGTACCAATTTACATCAGACAGAAACGCTAGCGCATAATCGCGCGCCAAACCTTCGGGCGAAGTTTCGCAGATAATCTCTTCTGCAAATTCTTTGGCGCTATGATGATCCCACGGCCCTTCAGAGCCGTCGAATATTTCCAGATTGACGCGCCACGTGGCGTAGTTTGTCCAGCCGTTGTAGTCAGTCATCGTTTTGGCTCCTTCACTGTTGATAGGTATGTAGGTATCAAATCTTTTTATGCTTGTCAACTAGGTTATGCACATTTTTGGCGATTATAGTTGCGCATAGTCGCGGAATAGGTCGACGACGTGGCTTTGAAGGCCAGGGAATATATGGAATAGTCGTATAGTCATGAGAGTTGAAGAAAAGTTTTTTTAAGATAAATGTATACATAATAGTATAATAGTTTGGAGAAGGAAAATCGGTATGACTATTCGACTATATGACTATAAGCGCCCCGCGCCCCCACACCCGCGTTGTCTCCCCGCCGCTCCCTGGCTGGCGCTGCACCGACTTTGAAAGCCATGACTATATGACTATATGACTATGCTTGCATCGACATGCTAATCGCATGACTATATGACTATTGATTGTAAACTTAACGTGATGGTTTAAGTTTACATTGATCGGCATTGGCTTGGAGCTGGGATTGTAAACGGGGAGGGGGGCTGGGCCGAGGGATCTCCTTTAAGAAATACGTAGGATCTGCACAAACTTTTTTATTTTTTGTAAAAGTTGTCATCAAACAATTTATTGCGTATATTCCCCGGCATGACGTTCGAATCCTTACCCTACGAACCGCGCAAGATCGAAGCGACGGAAGCCGTGCTTGAGCGGATCTATCTAGCCGCGCGCAAAGGCTTGAAAGGCGACACGCTGGCCTATGCGGCTGGCATGACGCCGACTGAATACCGGCGGCTGGTGCAGTTCGACCCCATCGCGGAGTATGCTGAACATAAGGGCCGCGCAGAGGGCGAAGCGGAGATGGCGAACGTGCTGCGCACGGCCGCGCTTGAGGGCGACACAAAGGCGGCGCTGGACATTCTCAAGCACGTCCACAAGTGGACAGCGCCGCAGTCCGTGCAGGTGCAGGTCGAGCAGCGCATATCTATCATAGCGGCGCTGGAAGAAGCCCAGCAACGCGTAATCCAAGGCGAGATCATAGATGCAAGTGCCGATCTACTCAGCGGACGAAGAACAGAAGCTAATGGCGACCCTGTGGTCGTCGCAGGTCAAGAATGACCCGGTAGCTTTTGTCCGCCTCGCATTTCCGTGGGGTAAGGCCGGCACGCCGCTCGAACACTTCACAGGCCCGCGCAAGTGGCAGCTAGAGGTCTTAGTCGAGCTACGCGAGCATATCCGCGCAAACGGCGGTCGGTTAGACTTCGAAACCTTCCGCATGGCGACCAGCTCCGGTCGCGGTATCGGTAAGTCAGCCCTTGTTAGCTGGCTCGTGATCTGGATGCTGACGACGCGGATTGGCAGCACGACCATCGTGTCGGCTAACAGTGAGGCGCAGCTCCGCAGCGTCACCTGGGCCGAGATTACTAAGTGGCTGTCCATGTCGATCAACAGTCACTGGTATGAGGTAAGCGCGACGCGCGTGCTGCCGGCTAAATGGATTGCGGAGCTGGTCGAGCGCGACCTGAAGCTGGGCACGCGCTACTGGGGCGTCGAGGGGCGGCTGTGGTCGGCGGAGAACCCAGACAGTTACGCGGGCGTGCATAACTTCGCGGGCGTCATGCTGGTGTTCGACGAGGCCAGCGGTATTGACGACTCAATCTGGGCGGTGGCCAGTGGCTTCTTTACAGAGAACACTCCTAATCGTTTTTGGCTTGCTTTCAGCAACCCCCGCCGTAACAGCGGATATTTCTACGAGTGCTTCAACAGCAAGCGCGATTTCTGGCGAAACAAGGTTGTTGACGCTAGAAGCGTGGAGGGCACTGATAAGGCAGTCTATCAGCAGATTATCGACGAATACGGCCCCGACAGCGCTCAGGCTCACGTCGAGGTCTACGGAGCCTTCCCGAACGCGAGCGACGACCAGTTCATACCGTCGTCACTGGTCGCGGACGCACAGACACGCGAGCCGCAGAAAGATCCATCGGCACCGATAGTCATAGGCGTCGACCCGGCAAGATTCGGGGCGGACGCGACGGTCATCGCTATCAGACAAGGGCGTGACATCCTCGCCATCCGGCGCTACCGGGGCGACGACACAATGGAGGTCGTGGGGAGGGTGATCGACGTGATCGAAGAGTTCAAGCCCAGCCTAGTGGTGATCGACGAGGGCGGGCTAGGCGCGGGCATCGTCGACCGGCTAAAGGAGCAACGGTATAAGATCCGGGGCGTGAACTTCGGACAACGATCAAACCGTCCAATTATGTTCGGGAACAAGCGCGCCGAAATGTGGCACGCCATGCGGGAGTGGCTGAAGACAGCCAGCATACCAAACGACCGCTTTCTAAAGTCCGACCTGACCGGGCCAATGACTAAACCCGACTCTAAAGGGACTATATTCCTAGAGAGCAAGAAGGACATGAAGGCGCGAGGGCTGGCCAGTCCTGACGCCGCCGACGCTATCGCGGTGACGTTCGCGTTCCCTGTGGCGCACCGCGAGGCGCGCGTAGACAACCGACCGCGCGTAAGCTATGGTGGCAACGCAGCCTCTTCAGGATGGATGGGACATTAGTATGCCGCTCGTAAAGTCCAGCAGCAAGAACGCCTTCCGCGCCAACGTCAAAAAAGAGATCGCCGCCGGTAAGCCGCCGAAGCAGGCCGTGGCCATCGCGTATTCCACCAAACGTGTCGCCAAGAAAGGCGGCATGAGCAAGGGTAAGTCTTGTGGCAAGTGATGATGTCGTAGCCGCTGGCAAAGTCTCCGACAATCCAGACGATGACCGTCTGGCGACGATGCGTCACCGCTTCACGGTGGCGATGGCGGCTTACAGCGACAGCCGCGAAGACGAGCTAGACGACCTGCGGTTCATGGCGGGCTCGCCTGACAACGCGTGGCAGTGGCCGGCGGACGTGCTGGCGACGCGCGGAGCTGTGCAGGGGCAGACCATCAACGCGCGGCCGTGTTTGACGATCAACAAGCTGCCGCAGCATGTGCGCCTCGTGACGAACGAGCAACGCCAGAACCGTCCGACTGCGCGGGTCATCCCCGCCGACGACAACGCCGACCCAGAGGTCGCGGAGATCTTCGACGGCATCGTGCGGCACATTGAGTATATGTCCGACGCTGACGTGGCGTATGACACGGCTTGCGACAATCAGGTCACATACGGCGAAGGCTATATCCGCATCCTGACGGAATACACGAAAGAAAATTCTTTCGAGCAAGACATTAAGATCGGCCGCGTGCGTAGCAGCTTCAGCGTCTACATGGATCCGATGATTCAGGATCCGTGCGGTCAGGACGCGAATTACTGCTTTATCACCGAGGATATTCCGAAGGCTGAATACGAGCGCATGTATCCAGACGCGACGCCTGTGACCGGCATGATGTCGCAGGGCGTGGGCGACCAGACGCTCAGCATGTGGGTCAGTCAGGAAACGGTGCGCATTGCCGAGTATTTTTACATCGACACGCGCAAGGCCACCCTTAACCTTTACCCCGACAATATTACGGCGTTCGATGGCACGCCAGAAGATCGTCGGTTAAAATCCGCCTATGGCAAGCCGATAAAGTCGCGTGAAAGCGACCGCCGGCAGGTCAAGTGGATCAAGACCAACGGTTACGAGGTGCTGGAAGAACGCGACTGGGCGGGTAAATACATCCCCGTGATCCGCGTGATCGGCAACGAGTTCGAGGTCGACGGTCAAATCTACATTAGCGGTCTGGTGCGTAACGCTAAAGACGCGCAGCGCATGTATAACTATTGGGTCAGCCAGGAAGCGGAAATGCTGGCGCTGGCCCCTAAAGCGCCGTTTATCGGCTACGGCGGTCAGTTCGAGGGCTACGAAACCAACTGGAAAACGGCCAATACGAACAACTGGCCGTATTTAGAGGTCAATCCCGATGTTACTGACGGAGCAGGAAACCCGCTTCCCCTACCTGAACGCGCCCAGCCTCCGATGGCTCAAACGGGCCTTATTCAAGCCAAAATGGGCGCGGGCGAAGACATTAAATCGACCACTGGCCAATACGATAGTAGCATTGGGGCGACTTCCAACGAACGGACGGGTCGTGCGATCCTCGCTAGGGAGCGGCAAGGCGACACGAGTACTTATCATTATGTCGACAACCTCGCGCGGGCGGTAAAATACGTCGCGCGTCAGCTCGTCGATCTGATTCCAAAGATTTACGACACGCAGCGCGTCGCCCGAATCATTAACGTCGAAGGTGAAGTCGGCATGGCGCGGATTAATCCGCAGCAGCCGGAAGCGGTGCGTAAGGTCGTCGATGAGCAGGGTATTGAGATCATGAAGATCTACAACCCCAATGTCGGCACTTACGACGTGCATGTCAGCTCTGGGCCTAGCTACATGACGCGCAAGCAAGAAGCTATGGACACGATGGGCCAGATCCTCCAGACCAATCCGGCGCTTTGGGGCGTCGCGGGCGATCTGTTCGTCAAGAACATGGACTGGCCAGGCTCTGAAACGATGGCCAAGCGGTTCGAAAAAATGCTCGCT